GACTACATGTATGAGAATGTAGAGCCAAAGGCAGACCCATTTATCTTTTTTGCAAAACAGATTGCTATGATTCATTCAGAAGGAACAGAAGTTTTAGAAGCACTTAGAAAGCAAAAGGGTGCAAATGAAGTAGTAGAAGAATTAGCAGATGTTATTATTCGTGTGCTAGACCTGTATGAAGGTTTAAGAATGCATGGTGACGTAAAAGATTCTTTAGATGAAACACTAATGCGTAAGATGTCAATAAACACTCATAGAGCAAAAATGCATGGCGTTTTAGGGTGATATAATATAACATGTCAATCAGCGGTTACTTTTTAGAAGGCGTAGACGGAGAATTACTAATGGTAATTAGAAGTTATGATGAAGAGACAATGTATTCAATAATTAAGAAAATAGAAAGTATGAGAAGCCCAGAGATAAAGAAACTGGCAGAAATTTTGGAGATGCACTTTAATGAGCGAGACAGCAATGGAGGAGATTCTAGCAAAGCTAGATCCCAAGACAAGAAAAAGAGTACAGATAGCAACAGAAGTAGAAATAGAAAAACAGGCAACTCCCAGTTTAAGTCTTAATGTTGGACTTAAGGGTGGTCTTGGATATGGTCGTCAGGTTTTAGTCTGGGGAAACAAGTCTGCTGGTAAATCTTCTTTCTGTCTTCAGATGATTGGTGAGGCACAAAAAAATGGAAAGACCTGTGCCTGGATTGACTCAGAGCAATCCTATTCCCCTGAGTGGGCTACTAAGTTAGGTGTAGACTCAGATCAACTAATTTATTCTTCTGCTAAAACTATTAATGACATGGTAGACGTTGCCGTTGAACTAATGAATGCTGGTGTAGACATAGTTGTTGTAGACTCTATCTCAGCACTACTACCTGCCATCTACTTTGAAAAAGATGGAAACGAGCTTAAAGAATTGCAAGACACAAAACAAATTGGTGCAGAAGCAAAAGATATGACTCATGCTGTTAAAATGCTTAACTATGCAAATAAAAATACGTTGCTTGTACTTATATCGCAACAGCGTAACAGCTTTGGTGGAATGCACGCTACTCATATTCCTACTGGTGGTATGGCTGTTAAGTTCTTTTCTAGCACAATTATAAAATTATGGTCTTCAGAATCTGAAGCTAGTTCCATTAAAGACAAGATTGCTGTTGGTGACCGTTTGATTGAACAAAAGGTTGGTCGTCCAGTAAACTGGACAATTGATTATAATAAAACTGGACCTCAGTTTATTGGTGGATCTTATGACTTCTATTTTCAGGGAGAACATGTTGGCGTAGATAAGGTTGCAGACCTTGTTGACACAGCAGAGCTAATGGGCATTATTGAACGTGGTGGTGCCTGGTATACAGTACTGGATGAAAGATTGCAAGGTCGTGCAAAGGTAGTTGAATACGTTAGAGATAATCCAGCAATCTTTGATACCATTGAAAGTATGGTATATTCTAAGTTATGATAAATCCAAGTGACTTTATTAAAGTTACCCCAAAGCAAGAAATTGCTGGAGCCAAAGTAGGGGGAACATTTGTTTGCCAAGATTGTTTGGAGTCTATATCAGATGCTGTATTAGATGAAGATAAAATGATTCTTGTTTATACTTGTTCTTCTGGTCACGCAAATGAGGCTAAGATATGAGCGAACGTGGAGAATTAAAGAAAATTGGTGCTAAGGCTCATAAAAATTCAGGTCGTGGGCAGTATCAAAAAGCAGATGGCTCAACAGATGAATTTGTTGTAGATGTAAAAGAGTCTGCAAAAAGCTTTACTATAAACCAAGAGGTTTGGTCTAAAATAGTTACAGATACATTAAAGACAGACAAAAACAAGTATCCTGCATTGCTCTTGGCAATTGGAGAAACACATAAGATAAGATTGGCAGTAATAGAATGGGCTGCCCTAGAAGATTTATTGGAGAGAGCAAATGGAATCAACCCTTGAGTATATTAATCAAGTAACGGAGTTTAATGACATTCATGAATTTATGAGTGATCCAGACTTAGATGAGGCAATGGCAATGATTGTTAAAATTATGATGAAGCCAGACATCCCATCAGTTCAAGCAGTTGCTCTTATTGGAAAACTTCAAGCAATGAGTGCTAAATTTGGTATTCTTGCAACTTATTATACAACTGTTGGTAAGGGTCCAACAGGAAGTATTAATCACACAAAAAAAAATATTTACTATACAACTAAGGACTCCTTGGACAAAGTGGTAGATGCATTAAAGTATGTAGCACGATATAACTTAGGAGCCTGATATGGTAAACAATTTAATAAAGACACTAACAAGTAAGCCACGAAATACAAAGCTAGACCCTAAAAAGTTTAGACTTTCTATTGGCAGGGCTTACCTTCAGGGTAGAACAGCTAATGGATTTAAAAAGAAGACTACCTTTTCTCCATCAACAGTTGGTTATGGTCACGGAACGTGTCCCAGATACTGGTCAATTGCGTTCGATGGTGCTGAATTTAAGGAAACAGTAAACGCTCAGGGCGTTGCTGCAATGGATAATGGAACAGATGCACATACTAGATTACAAAAGGTTATTGAAAAGACTGGTGTCTTAAAAGAGATTGAAAAAGAAATTAAACTTGTTGACCCCCCTATTCGTGGATTTGTAGATTTAATAATAGATGCTGACGGAGAAGATATTGTTGGGGAAATTAAAACAATTAAAGATGAGCAGTACTCTATAAGAAAAGATACTTCAACGGGAGCTGATAGCCACATAGTTCAGCTACTTATTTATATGAAGGCTTTGAACCTAAGTGAAGGATTCTTGCTGTATGAAAACAAGAACACCCACGAGATTGCAATTGTGCCTGTCGTAATGTCTGAAGAAAATATTGATTACTCAGATTATATTTTTAACTGGATGAAAGAAGTAAGAAAAGCTTGGGAAGAAAAGAAGAATATCAAGCGTCCATTTAAAGAAGGTGGAAAACCATGTAACTACTGTCCAGTATCTGCTGCTTGTCTAGAAAGACCAGATGGAAGAACAAAGATAGATCCGCTAGTGGTGAGAAGTCAGTGTTAAAAGTTTGTGCAGAATGTCTTAACGAATTTAAGTTTAAAACACATAATCAAAAATATTGTTCAAATGAATGTTGTAGGGTTGCAACAAATAAAAGAATTATGGAGAAGTATTATCAGAAAAGGGCTAGGCTTCGTGGAGAAGAAAGACTATGTAGTTGTGGATCCCAGCTAAGTAGATATAATCCAGATGATAAGTGTGAGCTCTGTCACATACAAGAAAGAAAAAACAAGAAATCTATAGCATTGGAGGTAATGCAAGGTGTCGTTAGCAACACTAAAAAAACATCACGCAAATAAGGTACTAGGTATTGACGCATCAACAACCTCTATAGCTTTTTGTTTATTTGAAAATGGTAAGCCAACAAGAATGGGAAAGTTGCCAATAGTTGGATCTGATATTTATGAAAAGGTTAGAGATGCACACATTAAGTCACAAGCATTGTCTAAACTAGTAACACCTGATTATGTAGCAATTGAGTCCGCAATTATGGTTAGGTCAGCTGATGCAGGGTTAAAGATTGCTATGATTGTTGGTGCTGCACTATCTGCAATCCTTAGACCAGAAACAAAAGTAATTACAGTTGCTCCAGTTCAATGGCAGTCTTTTATTGGCAATAAGAATCCAACAAAAGCAGATAAGCTTGCAATCCAGCAAGAGTTCCCAGATAAGTCTGCTACCTGGTATAAAGCTACAATTAGAGAACGCAGAAAACAAAAAACAATGAACTACTTTATTGATAAGTTTGGTGTTGATATTACAGACAATGATGTTGGCGATGCTACTGGAATTGCCTACTACGCATTTAACAAGTTGACGGAGCGTTAGAATGGCAGCAAAACTATATCAATCAAAGGTGTGGCTAACTAAAAGATATCAAGTGGACAAGAAAACTATACAAGAAATTGCAAAAGAATGTGACACAAGTCACCAAACCATATTCAGGTACCTAACTGAATTTGGACTAATGAGAGATCAGAGGACATGGAAGAAAAGATGAGACTAAATCTTAGCGGTGTAAATATGCGTGGAGATTTTGGAAAACAAGATATGGGTTATCCTTTAGCATCTACAAACATGCTTAATGCTTTTACTAACAATAATGTGCAAGTAACCACTTTTGATCCAACAAGCAAGGTTAATTTATCTTATGCTGTTCCAGATAATCATGTGTTGTTTTCTGGGTCTTATAATATTCTATACTCCTGCCATGAAACTTCTGAGATATCAGATAGATGGGCAGATTGTATAAAAAAGGGAGACGAACTTTGGACCGCTTCTAGTTGGGCTGCAGATGTTTTTAGAAAAAAGTATGATGGACACATTAATGTTTTTCCACATGGAGTTTCTGGAAAATTTATTCCAGCAAAAAGAAGGCTCCAAGACGATAAGTTTTTCTTTTTACATAATGGAGAGCCTTACGTTAGAAAAGGTGGGCAGATGGCTGTTGAAGCTTTCTTGGAAGAATTTGCAGATGATGAAAACGTATTCTTAATTCTTAAAACATATGATCAGGGACATACGATTCAAGTTGATGATGGCACTGGAAAACTTGTGAGCCCAGAAGTTGCTTACAAGAATATTAAAACTATAAAGAAGTCTGTATCTTTTAATGACTATCTTAGAATCCTGCACAATACTCATTGTTTTATTTATCCATCATGGGGTGAGGGATTTGGTATGATGCCACTAGAAGCTATGGCAACTGGAATGCCAACTATTACAACTTGGGAGTGGGCAGAGTATAAGGACGACATTGCTTTTAAAATTGATAGTGACATTGTTCCAGTACCAGATAGAATTCCAGGATACCTAAAAGAAACATATCTTGGAAATGTCTACATGCCACGCAAAGAAAGCTTGAAAAGTCAGATGCGTATGGTGTATAATAATCATCTAAATGAATTTGAAAACAGCTTTGAAAAGTCTATAAGTATTCACAAGAGATGGAACTGGGATACACTTGCAGAAAAATATGCAATTCCTAGACTAAAAGAAATATATGGAGAATTAAATGTTTGAGTACAAAGAAGAAGAAAAGTTTCATATTGAGGTGGATCAAGTAAACCATCCCCTTCACTATACAAGCGACCCCTCTGGAGTTGAGTGTATTCAGATTACACGTCATAGAAACTTTAACATTGGAAATGCTTTTAAGTATTTGTGGAGAGCGGGTATAAAAGATGACAAAAGACAAATTGAAGATCTGCAAAAAGCAATATTTTATATTAATGATGAAATTAATAGGTTAGAGGGAAAATAATGCCAACGTATGAATACACCTGTATTGAGTGTGACAAAACTATAGAAAAGCCAAATGTAAAAGTAGACGATAGAGATCATCAACAATGTGAGTCCTGTGGAAATGTATTAACAAGAAGCTGGACGCTTGGTAATGTTTCTGTATGGGCTCCAACCGCTGGTGGCTACAGATAAATGGCTAAAAAACGCACACAGATTAAATATAATCCACTTTGGGATGTAAAGCTTGAGTATACCCATGGAAAAGATTTAATCGTCCCAGGGACATTAGTTAAAATAAAGAATGTTCGTGGAGAATTTAAATTTGAAAAGTATGTAAAAAACATTGAATCTGGCATGGAGTGGATTGATGTTATTGGCAATACTGGGTATAGATCCTTTTATTTGCACGACTTTAAGGGTATAATTAAACCTAAGAAGAAAAAGGTTGTGAAATAATGTCAGAGATAGAACTAGCAGACAGATGGGAAAAAATCAATTCTGTTGTTGCGGAATTTCTAAAAGGCAATACAAACC